TGGTCTATCTCCTGTGGTTGGAACCAGTGACCACATGGACGATAAGTCCAACCTGGTGGAGATCATTCATGCATACTCCAGGAGGACCACTGACAGTGGGATGCCTGGCATTTACCTGACCATCTTTTCTCCTTACCTGGAGAAGAACACCAAGGGTGACGAACTCTTTGGCGAACATAAGCTAGTGACTGAAGCAGGGGACACCTACCCGTTTGAATGCTTTACCAGGGAGAAGACACGAAGAAGCCCAATCGAGAGCCGGGGCGTCTCTGAGATTGTCAAGACCTGGCAGAACGAGATCAAAGTTCAGTCTGATAGTCTTACTGACAGATCAAGCTTTGAGATACTTCCTCCTCTCAAGGTGCCCTTGAGGTATGGTCAAAGAATCAAAGTGGGCCCTGGTGTTCAGGTCGCAGAACAGAGACCAAACGACATCTCCTGGATGGAACCACCTCGTCGAGGTTCTGAGCTGGCCTTCCAACTCATCAACGATATTACAGTTCGGACAGATCGGTATTTCGGAAGGCCCAATGCAGTCATACCTCCTGTAGAAACCCAACTTAATCAGCAGGCCTACGTGCATCGATGGCTTCGCCACATGTCATCTGTGGTTGGTAGGATGTGGGAACTCACTCAGAAGTTTGATTCTGATGAACGATTTGCCCAGGTCACAGGGTCCAACATGGGTATTCCAAGGGACCCTAATAAATACAACTTCTCACTCCACTTCGACATCCGAGAACTGGACAACGAGTTTGTGCAGAAGAAGCTTCAGGCTATCTCACAGTTTGTCTTGCCAGAAGACACCATGGGCATCGTCGACAGGACTAAGCTCATCAGGAAGAAGCTTCAAGTCATCGACCCAACCCTGGCCACAGAGCTTGTCACAGAAGAGGCTGAAGCTACCAAGAAGATGTTTGACGACGTCAACAACCAGGTAGCCCTGATGGCACTTGGAAACCAGCCTAGCTTCGTCGAGAACGACCCTAGTGCAGGTATTAAGTTGCAGTTCATGCAGCAGATCATTGCCTCCAACCCTAAATACCAGCAACTGCTCCAGGGTGATGAACAGTTCCAGCAACTGGTCCAGGCGTTCTCTCAGAACTTGAACATGTCCATGATGCAGCAGCAGAACAAACAGATCGGCAGAATAGGAGTCAACCCCAATGGATGATTACAGGTTCGGGGGTTACCCCGATGAACTATTGCAGGCTTTCGCAATGTCTGAGGAACACCCTGTCAGACAGGGTTTGCTCTACATTCTCAATGAAGCCATGAAAGGGGAAGCCTTCACGGTCGCAGCAACAGACTTGAGTGACTCGCAGAGGCATTACCAAGCAGGACGCCTGGCAATGATGCAGGACATGTATTTCGGCTTTGAGACCCTGTTCCAGGACGCCCTTGGGCAGAAAGAATCTGACCCTACCCCTTGACGGAAAAACTGAAACTCCTACTTTTCGCCTTGGGTGACTTACACCTAGGTCCCTTGGGCACCTAAAGACCCATGTGAAGGGTTTCTTGCGACCCGTTCCAAACAGCATGTCTGAAGAAACAGTGATGACCGCAGAACACCAGACTGCGGAGGAAGCCCTACCTAATGCTGGTGCAATGGATGCAGTAAGAGAAGCGATCAAGGGAAGCCTTGGTCCAGCTCCAGAACCTGCCTCCGAAAAGACAACGGAAACACCTCCTGTCCCTGAACCTGAAGCAGACTCAACGCCGCAGTCTGACGAGGGCGAAGGAGAACCAGAGGGCAACACGAACAGTGACTACTCCTGGCGCAAGCGAGTGGACAAACTGACATGGCAGAAGAACGAACTCCAACGAGAGATCGAAGAACTGCGTGAGAAACAGTTTGAGCTACAGAAACAGTCGCGACAACCAGAGGAACAGTCACAATCTGGCATTTCAGACCTCATTCAGGACGCCTCAACAATTGATGCACTGGAGAGGCTTGAGGACCAAGCCATGGAAGCGGAAAGGTGGGCGAAACGTGCCCTCAGTCGCTACAGGCGGGACCCAGATTCGGTAGAAAACGAGATTCGCAATCGCACTGGGCAAGAGCTGCCCGACGATGTCGAAGCCTGGCTAGAAGACCTCAGTCTTAATGCTGAGTTCTCCAGGGAGAGCGACATACCTAAGCGAAGGAAACAGATACTCGCTGAACACCGGTCATTTGAGTTCGCAGCCGAGAAATACCCATGGCTGAAGGACCCTAAAAACCCGGCAAGGGCTTGGGTTGATCAGGTAAAGCAGGCGAACCCTGCAATTAAGCACCTGCCCGACGTAGACCTGTATCTCGCGAGAGCCCTGGTGGGCTTTTACTTAGAGCAAGAGCAGGTCAATCAGGCAAAAGCACCAACAAGAACACCTGACCCAACGCCCCAACCAGGAAGGCCTTCCGCTCAGAAGAGTGTCTCTTCAACCGAGGACTCAATCGCCAGAGCCAAAAAACGTGTCATGCAAACCGGTTCCAAGGACGGTCTCAGAGACTTCATCACTGCGGCATTCTTGAAAGGCTAATAATTATGGCAATGCTATTGGAAAAAGATCAGGTCGCAAAACGCGAGGACCTGCTTGATTTGTTAACACGGGTGGATGAGAAAGCCACTCCGTTCATGTCCCTTGTCAACAAGGGAACCACACCGCAGAACACCTACCTAGAGTGGCCTGTTGATACCTACGGCGCAGCAACGCTCGGTGGAACTGTTGATGGAACTGACGTCACCTCCTACGAGAACGCAGCCGCAAACCGTGCCATCATCTCAACATACCTACAGACCTTCCGTCGTAGCGCCCAGGTTTCCCGCTTGGCCCAAGACGTTTCGGTTGTTGCTGGTGTGAGCGATGAGATCGCAAACAGCATCTCCGTCAAAGGCGTTGAGCTGATTCGCGACATCGAGGCTACCTGCTTGAGCGATCAGGAACACCAGGTTGACAACGGCTCCAACGCTTACTTGACCCGTGGTCTTGGCGTCTGGATACGTGACACCGCAAACCTGACTGTTGCTGGTGCTGGTTCTGTTGGTGGACAGTCTCTGCTTGCAGTGCCTGCCGCCTTCCGTCCTGCTGCTGGTCAGATCATCGGAACCGCAACCGCTTCCATCACCGAGTCTGACATTCAGGCTCTTCTCCAGACCATCTGGAGTGCCACTGGCATGATGGGCGACTACAAGTTGTTCTGCGACGCAACCCTGCGTCGTGCCTTCACAGACTTCACCCGCACGATTGCAACTGCTGGCTACACCGCTCGCAATTTCAACATCGACGGTGACAGCAAGAAGGTCACGAACTCTACCACGATCTTCGAGGGCGACTTCGGAACCATCGAGGTCATCGCTGACAACTTCATCGGGTTCCAGGACGCAGCAGTTGGCTCTGCACAGGAAGCTGGCCGTGGCTACCTGCTCGATATGGATAAGATTGATCTGCGGATGCAGAAGCAACCAACGGTCGAGAAATTCGAGGACCGAGGTGCTGGTGATCGCTTCCTGATCGAAGCTCGCGCAGCCCTCCAGGTTCGCAACCCAATCGGGTTGGGCCAATTCAGCCCTGCTCTCTAAGAGTTGTTGCAGCAACTCTAGAACAACTCCAGGTGTGGGTCACCTGGTCACGCAACACACACCTCCTGGGGGAGAGGGGAAACCCTCTCTCCCTACGGGGTGAATAAATTTATGGCAGACATCACAGACCAAGTTCGCGAGAAGCTCGCCAATCGCCACATCGACTCCTACGACCAACGTCATGAGGAGGCGATCAAACGCCAGGCTGAAATCGCCAAACAAAACCGAGGTGGCAAACGATCTGTCGAAGGCCTTGGTAGGGCCACCATGGAGATTGACTCCAAGGTCTACAACGAGTGGACCCGCCGAGAAGGCAGGGAAATCTGGAAGGACCCTGAGTTCCGAAAATACATGGCCAAGAACAACCCTGAACTTCGAGTGAAGTCCCAGGGCACTGGCAAGATTCAGGTAGGGTATGGCTCATAAGCCACTCAACTATAGAACTGTCCTAAAGCAGGTCTGCAACCTGGCTGGTATCGATCACGACACCCTAGCCACAACTGAGTGGCGTCTTATCAGGGACCTGATCAGTCGTCGCATTCGATTCGGTTGGGAGGCTGCCAAGTGGCCAGAAACCTGTGCCACTGAGCAACGCACAGTCACCCAGAGCGGGGGAGATGAGGGAAACTACATAGCCCTTGATCAACCGGGCCAGACCGAGATGTCAGAAGTGTTCACGGTCTGGAACAAGTCGCCCAAGGCCAACACTGACGTCCAGAGCCTGGCGTTCTATCTCTCGGAGAATGGTGTTCAGATTTCGGCCAACCACACTCAGGTCTATGTGTTGTTCCGAAAGTTAGCTCCAGAGTTTGCTGGAGAGCTTTACAGCCAGAGCAAGTCCTACCTGATCGGAGATCACGTATACGACAACACTCACGGCAACTTTTACATCGCCACCCAAGACGTCCCATCGGGTGCTGATTACAGCCCATACACCCAGGGCAGCTATTGGTCGCTTGTGAGCGTTCCAAGCATCTTCTCTGACTACCTGATCAGGGGAGCCTACGCAGACTACCTGCGACACAACGGAGAACTCGACAGGGCCAGGGTGGCCGAGTCAGACGCAAGAGGTGCCCTGGACCATGAACTCCTAAAACTTCACACCCAGCAGGGCCAAACAACCCGGCTGGAAGTAATGACCTACTAATTTTTTAACCTGGGTGACTGACACCCGCTCACACTATGCCAGCACTAATTACCGGAGTAGATAACAACGACAAATATCGCACTGTCAGAGTGGGTGACGATGGTCACTTTGGCTCCAGCACTGGGACCTACCAGGACGGGGCAGGAACGCTCAACGGCAGCTTTAGCTACATCTTCGCCCATACGTCTACAATTTTGACCAGTGTCACTAGTCCTAATCTGACCGGAACCCTGACCAACATATCTCTCCAGGCAGGTAGCACCTGGCGTTGCTGTTCTGCGACCCAGATTGTTGTCAGCACCGGGGCTATCACAGCTTACGACGCATGAACAATGCTGGACTAGGAACTGGGTTTGGGTTCAGCCCAACCACCAACAGTGACGTCATTGTCAATGAGTATTTCCTGACATTCGATGATGGCGACAACTTTATTACCGAGGCTAACGAGTTCCTAGTGATAGCAGACTATTCAGATAATTAACGACCATGGCCAATACACGCATCAAAGACATTTCAACTGCCGCAACCACTCTCAATAGCGATGACTTTATCGCGGTTGATGGCAGCACAGCAGGCACCAGGAAAATGGCCAAGGCCGATCTCATCAGTGAGGTCAGCTCTGGCGTATCGGGCACCTACCTGGAGGAATCAAACAACCTGAGTGATGTCGCCAGCCTGGACACCTCCAAGCTGAACATGGAGATACCTGACGTAGGCACTGCGCCTAACGAGGTTCCGCTGAACGGCCAGCTTGGGTCAATGGCCTACCAATCGGCTGAGGGCATATCAGTGGGGCAGCTTGAGGTGACTGACAAAATTGAAGGCTCGCTTGGCATTAATGGAACACCAACCAAAGCCCTTGAAGTCAAAAAAACAGGCTTTTTGGGCAGCTCTACACTGGGCAGTCCCACAGACTCGACGGTTGGAATTGATGTCCGAGGGAACGCATCAACGGACATCATACAGGGCGAGGTCCTAGGCGCATACACCCTAGACGCCTACGACAGTTCAACCGCAACTGGCGGTGGTGTCACCCAGAACAGTGGAATGCATTTTGTGGCTGGCAATCATTTTGGTCCATCAGCCAGTAGTGTCGATTTGGTTTTTGCGACTGGAGCCAATGGGTCAACTGCCGAGCGATGGCGAATAAACGCATCGGGCAACCTAGTCGCCAGCTCAGGTTTGGGAATTGATTTCGGGTCTACGTCTAGTGGCTTTGGCACACCGTCAGGTGGTCTGCTCAACGATTATGAGGAGGGGACGTTCACTATCGGGACAGCCGGTGATGCAACTGGAGCAATTAGCCACCAATATGGTCAATACGTCAAAGTGGGGAGAGTGGTCACGGTGCGACTGACGTTTAGGGTCTCTGCCAATTTTACAGGAAACAGAATTGACGGTTTGCCGTTCAATGCACAATGCCCCAACACCGGCTCATTAAGCGGCATTGGAGGTGGGTTTGTCGCTATGACCAGCAATGTAAACGCATCACCAATTTTCGCCATCAACACTCACGGCACTGATGAGATTTCGTTTATGAGCGGAACATCTACTGGGGCGTTGCATGTTATCAACACCACTAATTCAATTTACCGAATCACTGCAACCTACGAGACCACCATCTAGCCAAATTTACCCCAGCTGGATGCTGGGACGGACCAAAAC